ACCCTGCGCAGATATATCGTTGGTCTCCGTCACTGACGAAATAGCCAACAGTTCCCCTGCCCCGAGATAATCTTTACCGGCGATTGTCTTGGTGCCGTAGCCCGACCATAGGTAGAGCTCATTCGGGCTGTCGAATAGCAGATCCACTGCGAAGAAAGGCTGGATCTCGGCAGCTGCGACGGACGTGTTGACGGGGGTTGAGATGTCGCGGCTCATGTAATGACCTCCACTGCCGAGAAATTTATACCGTAGATGCTGCTGCTGTTGATGCTCCACTCGGTCACTGGCGAGGCAAGTCGGAATACTCCCCGAGGGTTTGACAGGGTAGCTGCCGCGCCTGAGTATGCCGTCCGAAGAGCAGGCCAAACTTCTGCTGTTCCGCTACCGGAGCGATCTTCGAGCAGTCGATACAGACGGGCGCTGGACCCAGACCCAAGTTGAACGTAGTCACCCGCCAATAGGGTGCCGCTCATGGTGAAGGTCAAGGTCTCACTGCCTTCCGACCCCGATACAGTAGCCGATGCCGCAGTCCCCTGCGGTCCAGCGAAATCTGGATCACCCAACAGGAAAGTGCCGAACTGACCCCGCAGCGACATGAGCATGGAGATCCACGGAGCCATAAGATCCCGGCGGACAGGAGGTAAGGAGACATCTGCCTCCCATCGCTGCCCTGGGTGGCGAATGATCTGCTGACTGAAACTGAACTTTGACTCGCTGGTGGCAACGGCGTTTCGCGCACGGAGTGATATCTCTGCGATGCCGATACTGGTCGGAGTGTTCAAGGGGTATGTAATTGCCATATCAGCCTCGGAATGTCGCTTTCATTGAGCCACCTCGGCGGCGCTGGTCAACCATCGTCTTGTTGGCGTATTGTGCCAGTTGCGGTGCAGCCTTGGCAACCACTTGCCCCGCTTGGTCCTGCACGAAGGCACCGAGGGCGCCTGTGCTTGGGTCCATGACAACATTGACAGTCAGGCTACCCCCACCTTCAGAAGCCACGCCCAGCTTACCACCCTTTCCGCGCTTGAGCGGCATGATCGCTTCCGGACCAGCCTCGCTCATGAGACCCGTGCCACCTCTCATCGGGAACATGGTCGGCCGGTCGACGACGCCACCATCAGCATATGCAGTGACACGATCTCCACCGCTGAAGACGTTCCCTTTCGCGCTAGGGAACAGTGAACTTATCCCTGTGCTGATCAGGTTCCCGATACCTTCTGCGGCGGGCTGTGCCACCTGCTGTTCATAGACGGCCAGCAGGATGTTGCGCATCATGCTCCGGAAAGCATCTTCTACGGACTTGGAGCCATCCACCACAGACATCAAAGCGTTCTTCATGTGACCTTCTACCTGGTCCATCATGGCTTGGCGTTGCTCTTCAGCCTCCATCAAACGGCGCGTCTGGGCTTCCGTCTCCAACAATTTCTCGACGCGCTTCGACTCTGTCTCCGTCAGATTCTCGCCGTCCTGTGTCAGTTTTTCGACGATCGACTGCCGGCGTTCTTCGGTCTTGACCTGCTCATCGGACAGCCCGACCAGAGTGCGCTTGAACCGTGCTTCCTGTTCCAACCCGGCGATGTACTCTTGTGTGTCGGCTCTCCCGGAACCACCACCTGCGCCGCCTGCAGATCCACCCGACGGTGTGCTTTGCGGTATAAGGGTTCTTGTAGGTGGTTCATCTAGATTCCCAAAACCCAACCTACTGAAACCTGTTCCAGTCTGCCGTCCAGCATCCATACCCGGCAATCCGAAACTAAGAACACCTGACTTCTCCTCAATCCCGGCTTGCCTGTTGAGCGCGGAGTTGTATTTAGCTGCTTCACTCGCAGCTATTCCCATATTGGAAGCCAGTAGACCTGCTTGGGCTGCGAGGCTTGATATATTGGTTGAGTCTATTGTATCCTTGAACTCATCAGCAGCATCCCCCGCTCTTAATGTACGCTCTACCAAGTTTTTGAGAGCAACACCTTGGGCAATGGTCAATTCATTAGATTCTACTTGCTGATCTATAGACCTCTTACGGTTTGCTATTTCCTGTCTTAATTCAAGATTCTTTACCCGAGCAGATTCTCTTCCGAAAACCAGTATCTCTTGACTCAACGCCAACTGTTGATCCAGTTGCCTTTTCTGTTCAGCAAAGGTACTGAATTGCTCTTCACCTTGCTTTCTACGCAGAGTAGCAAGTCTGGTTTCAGCTTCAATTACATCTTTAACAGAATTTTCATACTTAGATACTGTGTCTGCGTCGAAAAAACCCTTGAAGAAGTCTAAACTGATACCACCGGCAGCGCCAAAGCCGGGAGACTTAACAGTTTCAGTTAATTCATCAAGAGCCTTTCTTGCGTCCCTTAAATCTTCCTCTGCTTTATCTATACCTTTAATACCAAGCAACTCTTCGGCTGTAATACCCAAGGAAGCAGCTTCCTTGGTCCTTATCCAATCCTGAAGAGTTCTATCTAGTGATTTTAACTTAGATTCTAGTGTTTCCACTTTCTCAGAAGAATCTTTTGCCTCTTTGCCTAAATTAAAGAGAGCGCCAGCAACAACTGTAACTAGAGGGATAGCAACGCCAAGACCTGCGCTAAGAGCAATAGCTTTACCAGCGGTCAAGCCTATATTCTCTGCCATAAGGGGGAGGATACCGACAAGCTGCGAAGCCTGCTGACTGAATGCCACGAAGGCACTTTGTCCACTTTGAACCTGAATGGCGAAGTCACTGACCTGAAAACCAGCTTGCTGGATTCCCATATTGAAGTTGTTCATCGACCGACGAGCACCCCGCCCACCCTGAGATACCTTACCGAACTCCTCCTTCAACTGGACGACCCGTTTGCGATACTCATCCATCGTGATACCGCCGGCCCGCTGGAACTGGATCAGTTCACGCAAGGACTGCTTATACTGCTGTGAGGCGCGATACACAGGATCGAGACGCACCCGAAGTTGTTCCATACGCTGGGCGTACTGAGCCTGCGCCGCTGCGGCCTGCTCAGTCGCAGCCTTGGTCACCAATGTGGCCTTCGCCTGGTTGGTTGCGACCCGGCTATACTCCCTGCCGTTCCTGACGTACGTCTCCGTCATACCGTTCAGGACGGCATACTCTCGGGCAAGCTGTGTCTGAGCTGCCCTGAGTGCTTTTGCCGAGATCACGTTCTTCTGCTGGAGACGCTCTGCCTCTTTCCAGCGGGAGTTGATGGACTCGATCTTCCGGCCAGAGTCGATGACGCTCGTGGACAGTTGCTTGGATGCGTTCTGGAACCTCTTCAAGGCCGCGGTGGCCTCGTTCTCTCCCTGCGCCCTGAGTTGGATGTCGACTTCATTCAGCGTTGCCACGGCAAACTCCTACTATCTGGCGTTGATCCATTCACGATCTATAGCCATCAAGATGTCCAGTTCCTCTGATGATAGCGTTTTATTACGAAGATTGCACCATGCTTCTATATCACGCCAACTGAACGCCTCCGGGCCGTTCATGCCGCTGAACCTGCCCTTGTTCAGATCAATGAAATAGTCCCATAGATACTGCCCCGCATCAGGGAAGTCCGGTAGTTTCAGTTCAGGAGCCACCTTACCTGTCGTTCGGGCTCTCTGCTGTAGGTACTCCCGGGTACTGACACCTTTGTCATCCCGGGATTCCAGTAAGAAGAGACGCCGAGCGTACTCGATCAGGTCTCGGCGGATGGGTCCAAAAAATTAGACGAGTTCTCCATGTGAGTCCGGACCTGCTGGTATACCCACGGATATTCGGTGTAGATCCTCCGGACATTCTCAGGTGTGAGCTCGATGGGGCCATCTTTGTCGGTCAGGTTCCACGACTTTGTACAGAGGCAGGTCACCTCGAAGTTCTCCTCCTCCATCTCCTCGAAGGTCATGGATGTCTGTCCGGTCTCCTTGGACTTCTCGATCCGGTTTTTCGTGCGTTCGTAGAGCGCGTTCTTCCACTCATCGGAGTATTCACCGAAGATGGTGACTTCCATATCAGTACCGTCGTCGTTCTTCACGACCTTACCATTTGAGGGACCGTTTGACGGGTTCTTGATGTACAGGGTGGATTCGTCTTTGGCGCGGCCAATGCTATCGAGGTTCATGGTATCTCCATGTCGGGGTGTCGGGGTGAGGGGCGGCACATCCCCGACGAATATGCCGCCCCAGGTTCCAGCGAAGCACAGGGGTTGACCCCGCCGGAATTAGACAGTTCGGGTTATCTTGAACTGGGTCCCTTCGACGGAGTCAAACAACGCGACAAACGGCAGGGTAATCATCCGAGACTGCGGATCTGCAACCGGAACAGAAGCACCGTTGTACTTGACCCGAGGGAACAGCAAAGTGTAAGCGTTCGACTTCGACGGATCATCGACTGACACTTGAAGCGAACTCTCGACCTCGTCGATGAACTTGTCGATGAGGCTGTTGTTTTCATAGTAGACCATGATCTCACCTGTGATGACCGATCGGCCATACTCGAGATGCGGAGCAATATCAGATCCGATCACAGGTGTCGGAGCGAACGAATTGGTGAGGGTGAAGCTGATCGAGTTCACCGATTCGATCAGATCCCCACTTCCGATTCCGCCTTCATAGATGGCGCCGTTGTAGCTATCGAAAGGGCTGTTATTCGAAGCCGCGGTGACCGTACCGGCACTTGAACTCTGGTTTTGCTCCATGTTGCGGCCGATCATGCCAAACGTCGTCTGGACCATCTGGTTCGGAGCAATCGACATTTCCATCGTGTTGGCTGTCATACCCGTGAACAGGCGGAACTGGGAGACATCGTTGGCCGCATCCTCGATCGTAAGGAACTGCTGAGTGGTGCCGATCGTCATCTCATTGTTCGACCCAAAGGTACTGAGCATCGCGCACTCGATCAGGTCATCGTAATCGCCTTTCCGGAGGTCAACTTCGATACTGCCGGCATTACTCCGGTTCCCGTGCCGATCCACACGCGGCATACGGTCTTCCTGGATGTCCGCACCTTCGAGCCGCTCTTTGGCTAGATCAAGAGAATGCGTCTTGATCGGGATATTGGTGAAATTCGCGGATGCCTGGGTGGTGAAGTCGCTCTGAACCCCATAGCTGAGGGAACTTCTTGAGCCTTGAGAGAATGTCATGTTGTCACCTCAATGGTTTCAGTTTCGGTTGAAATAGTACACGCATGTTCAGTCCAAGACAATCATCGGTCGTAGATGTACCAGTTCACATCAACAGGAATGCACCAGTATGGATCTTGTTCGAAGTTCGATGCGAGTTCCGTGAAGTCGATCGAGACGGTTTTCGTTGCCCCCTCGATGTCTGTTGATCCGTCAAACGCCTCAGTCAATATCTCAGCGTACCTGAGAGCCTGACCTGTACCAGAACGCTTCGGGACGCAGATTATGATCCGGTAGATACCCTCGTATCGATGTTGGGGGTTTGGTCCTCGAGTTGCGGGCCGGCGTGACGTGAAAAAGATACGGATCGACAGGTAGGGAGTTGGGGTCGAGTCCTCCTCGGGAGCATTCTGAAAGAACACATCCGGCAAGCCAGATAAGCCAGCAAGAGCTGAATCCAATGCTTCTCGAATGCCGTCGTAGATCACACTCATCTGCCGGTCCTCCGGGCCCGTTCCACCGCTTCTCGGACTGCGATTGCTGCTGCTTTCCGTGCCTGTGCATAGACGCCATAGTTCCCTTCAACTATACCTGCATATGTCATCCGGTTCCGCACGACAAAGTTCTCTGACTTGATGTTGATAGCGGAAATGTCTCGGAGCAAACTCTCGTACCCCTCCTGCCGTTTTGTTTCGGCCTCGCTTTCGGATAAACGGGGAGGGAAGGGTGTCCCTGTTTTCGATGCCGTGAACGATCCACTGCGCAGACCTATCTGATGGTTCGTAACGTAATCCCCGCCCCAGACCGGGCTATTCAGTGCGACCTCTTTCGCCATCTCCTCCAGCACGTCACGTTTGATCTGATCTACCTGATCCGGAAAATCCCGAAGGACTTGATCGATTCCACTGAGTTTTGTGACAACGCGCATCTGAACCATCGGTCAGCCCCTCGTCTGGCACACATAGTGAGTGGTCGTTGCTCCAGAGCGAACCTTCTCGACGTTCAGGATAGTCACCTCGGAATCGACGAGATCGTTGATCTCCGGCGGTCGCACCAGCCCTTTGGCTTGCAGGAGAAGTTTCCTGTCATCGGTCTTGATTGAGGTGTCACCGATGTCATCCACACGATAGCTCGTGAAGAACCCCACACCGTTCCACGTCAAGGGCTTCGGAGTTTCTGGATTGACCATCCCACCGGTGGTGGGATCATAGGTCGCTCCGTTGCTGTCCGTCGGACGGGACAGTGTCACCTGATACCCATGCAGACGGAACAGCTGTGCCGCGCTATCCTGGAGGATCTGGCCCATGTTCACTTTGAGACATCCCCCAGAGGTCGTGTTTTGTATGCCGTGATGGCCGATCCTTCCGGGCCCACATAGTTGGTGACTCGGGCGCCGGCCGCTTCCAGTTGAGGGAGCGTCAGTTCAAAGTCTTTCGCCCATCTCTGGATCTGGCGATCGTTCTTTTGGGTGTACCAGGAGTATTCTTTGTGCCAGTGAGGCTGGTCAGGGTTGAACTTGAAGTCGAACCCGATCAAGCGAATATCCTTCGCTCCAGAGAGGTACGCAACATTCAGTGCCGCAAAGCCGGAGTTGAGCCCGTAGATCATCTCCGGGTTCTGCGCCAATCCCCGACCACGCTTGAACTGGAGATGGACAATTTCATCGGGAAATTTCGTGTCTGGGGGTAGGTCAGTGGGCAGCGCCGCATACACCATACGCCCTTCCCGTGCCTTCTTAACCATTTCCTTCAGCCGGTTCCGGTAGTAGTTCCGGTCGAGGGTGATGATCGTCTGAGCCTTGGTGAGAAGGCCGGCATCGTTGGCCCCGATCATATTGAAGCCTTCCAGGGTGTCGAAGTCGAAATCGACAAGCGAAGGTCCGCCACCGATTACGATGACGGTTTCCCCTTCGAGATAGCGGGGTACTTCACTGTAAGTGCGTTGCATCATCGAATCCTATCATCATCATCCTCCGACGAAATCGCCGGCGGGTTTCGAAACTGGCGCTGACGGAAAGACGGGTCCACTCGATCTTCGTTCTGATACACGGTCTTCATTGCATCCTTTGAGATGCCTCCTGCGCGAGGAACTCCGATGCCCGAGATCCCGGTCTTCTGGCTCTGCTTGCGCATCTGACTGGCCATGACGCGGTAGCTCTTTGCCACTTCATTGAAGTCGACATCGATACCCCCGTTGTCGATGGAGGTGTTGCCGTACCTTGCATATTTCAGTGCAAGGGAATCACATGCGATCGCAGATGCCAGGTAGATGTCATCAGATGCCTGAGACAGGTGGAAGAGTATCTCCTCGTCCTGCAACTGCTGTGATTGAACATCCGTATCCTGGATCAACGACCGGACAGAATCCAATCGGTTGGACTCATTCGCAGTCCCGATATTAGATGGATCGTAGCTCCAGGTCATAACGCTTCCCTATGCATCGCCTACATTCATACCGCAAAATTCCGTGAAACGCTAGTCAGTGCGAAACCCAGAAACGAGCGTCCCGTCCTCCGCAAAGCATCCTGACGTGAGGCCAGTGTTTCATCAAGACCGACTCCCAGACCTCTGCCGGCTGGACCGACAGGTGGAGAGGTTCACCGATCTTACCCCCGAATTTGTCCTTGAAGGTAGCGATCTGGAAGAAGCAACCCAGCCGGGTGGCGCCGGAGATGCACTTGAGTGTGGCATGTACCTTCCGTGGTGGGATATGCTCCATTACATCGGTGCAGTACCCCACGTCAAACAGCATGTCAGAGGGGAGCTCCCATAGGCAGTGCTGCTCGAATGGGATGTCGACATCCGGGTCCAAGCAGTTGGTAGCGAAGTCGATGCCCATGACATCGAATCCGCGTGCCTGCAGGCTCTGTGCGGCTCGCCCAGTGCCACATCCGAAGTCTCCGAGGGTTGTGCCATCTTTGAGGAAGGCTCCGCTTGGTCGGCGCACCTTCAGATTCAGCGATCTGTTTCAGATCCTTCAGGCTGTAGATCTCATCCAACCCATCAGAGAAATCGAGATCGAAGCCGACCGGATCGGGCGTTTCGGCAACCGGATCGGCAGTAGGCTCGGGCGTCTCGTCAACCGTTTGGGTAGTTGGCTCAGGCGTTTCGGGCGCTTCGTCGACCGGCTCGTCGACCGGCTCGTCGACCGGCTCGTCGACCGGATCGGAGGTTTCGTCAACCGGTTCGGGTTCTTCATCGACCACATCTTCGATGTCGAACTGAGCCTCTTTGATCTTTCCTGAGTCAAACATCTGCCGAACACGGCGGACGGGAATTCCTTTGTTGCGCCAGTCGAAAGGTTGACCCGGCTCATAATCACGGCCGGCCCAGCGGAACCATACGCGGACCTCGAGCGGTTTCTTCGGGTCAAACTGACGCGGAAGTGGGTATCGGGACATTTTCTTCTCCTATGAAAAAGGCCCACCGTGGAAATACGGCGGGCCTAAGATTCTGTTCCCAGAGGGTCGACGCTTACGCGACGATGCCGCTCCAGAAATAGCCCATGTCGGCCGAGACCAGCTTCTGATCGAAAGCACATTCGCCTTCAACACGGGTCGACTTGAGCCACTCCAGATCAAAACGCGAAGTGGCGAAGCCCAGGTCGTTCATACCTTCGACGTAGCCGGTCCATGTGAACGTGTAACCCGCCGACGGTGTCATCCGTGTCGGGTTGGCCGCACGGTGGGTCAGCAGGGCGTTCTTGCCAGCAATGAAGGAGCTCGAGTTGGTCTGGCCTTCCTTGGCGGTGTTCTCGATCGCGCGCATCACGAGGATCTCATCCAGCCCGAAGAGCTGTGCGAGAGTACGCTCGTTGACGCGGGCAGGAGAGCCGCTGCGGTCGGTCATGCCCGAGTATTTGATACGATCCACAATATCTGGATGGTCTTCCAGAGCATCGAAGACAGGCTTGCCCAGCGTCAGGACATTGGGCGTGTAGCCGGTCGACTCTTCGATGTCAGAAATCGCATCCCGGATGTTCCGGATCGGATCAGCAGAGTCATCATTCCACTGGATGACCTCACCGGCGCCGGGGCTCGATGCCGTACCGGTGATGTCGGTGGACCAGGTGCCTGTCGACAGGTAATCGGAAGCGAACTTCTTCTCCTGTTTGATGAGCATCTTGTGCGCCACGAATTGAGCTGCGTCGTTCTCAAGGTCGATGACCTCGTCCGCATTCGCTTCGATCTGCCACGGGATGTCCTTGTGGAAAGCAAACACTTCACAGTTGAAGGTTTTCGTCTCCAGGCGGTAGCCACCACCGGCGGATTCCGTGCCGGGGGCGCGTTTCTGCGCTTCGTCCCGGTTGAAGTCACCACGATCGTATTCGTAGTAGACGTTGGACGCCTTGTCCGAACGGACGATCGGGAAGACACGCCGCGCAACGAAGTTCGATGCATTCTGGAGGAATGCAACAGATACGTCCGTGAGCGGCTGATCCACATGGACGCTGGTTTGGGTAGGATTCGGCATTTTCAGAGCCCCCTAATTATCGCGTTTTCAGCAGAACAGAGATGACATCGCCATCTGCCGTCGCCGCTTCCAGCGCAGTTCCAAGGATCACGTCACCGGAAGCAGCCGTGTTGGCTTTACCTGTGGCCGCGGACGAAACAGCATCACCGACTGACCATCCGCTGCGACAGCGACGAAGAAGTATTGGCTGGAGGACAGATCCTGGCCAGCTTCAAGGGTCACGTTTTGACCCGTAAGTGTGTAAGCCATCGGTCGGCCTCCTTAGTTGCTGCGCTCAGACCGGACCTGCTTGTACAGCTCCCGGCCTTCGCCTTTGCGGGTAACCTCAACGAACGCAGATTCACGAGGAACCTTGTTCTCCGAGGCATAGTCGGACACCATCTTTTCGAGGGTGGCGCTGGGTCCGGTGTCGTCGGTGTCATCCTGACCTTTGCCGACTTCCTCGAACATCTTGGCGACAGCGGCGTCAGCTGCCTTGAGGGCGCGCATCAGATCTTCGGAGCTTTCCGTTTTCTCGATGGCCTCGAGGAGCTGGCCCTTTTGCAGGTCAGTGCCGGCGAGGTTAGGCAGTTCGTCCTTCGCCCGCTTGGCCAGTTTGACCTCGTTGTCGCGCTTCTCCAGAGCGGCAATGCGCTGGCTGTCAGCTTCCATGCGCTTCAGGAGCGGCGCCGGAATTGCCGACTTCTCGACACGTTCACCGTCGACCTCGACAGTACGCTTTCATCCGGGCCTCTTGCTCCGGAGTCATTTTGTCAGCCATCTTGGCCTCCTTTGGTTGGACGTCCGAAGCGGACCTCTTGAACAGGAGGATATTTGCCTCCTGGTTCGCCGGATTATCGACGAATGAAATTTCTTCCAGGACGATGTCGCTCAGACTTTCCGGCATGTCAGTCCCTTTCGAATGTCTCGGTTATACATCAGTCAGAACCCCTTTTCCACCGATGGAAAATGCCTTCAACGTGCCATCCTTGACGCGCTTCCAGACATCGGGGTCGTTGATCTTCACACCGATGAGCCACCCTTCGGTATCGCCTTTGAGATTGAGTGTCTCCATCAGTTGCTTTGTGATCGGCATGGAATGGATGACTTCGCCCACGGAACCCCCCGTGTGCATCTCCTTGGCCACTCTTTGCGACATCATGAAGTTGTTTGCCATCTTTTCCATCTCTGCCGACGTTATGACGTGTCCTTGCTTATCGACAAGTTCTTTTCCATCAATGGACACGACTGATGCCCATCCGTATGCGATTTGCTGTTCCGCTTTTACAACATCTGCTTCGATAGTGAAAGACTTTGCGAGTACAGAATCCATAACCGTCCGCACTACCCGTTCAATAGCCCCATCAATTTCGGAAACTTCGTCGTCCTCAGATTCAATTCCGGCCATGCGTTTCTTTGCAGAAAGATACTCTTCGTGAGTCTCTCCCGGCATATAGAAAGCTCCATCTTCCGTATCATGGACATGGACCATGCCTTGAAAACCCATGCCGTAGGATGCTGCGCGGGCCTCAGCTGCCGTACTGAACATGTCGTCACCAACCTGGCGCTTCTCCGTTACGGTTTCGGGGGGATCGATCTCTATGTCGAAAGACTTCTCCGTCTCGCGTTCCGAGATCCGCTTGGCCCAGTTCACGCCGGCATCTCCCCCCCAGCCGAGCCAGGCGACATACCCTGCGTCTTTCCACGGGGTGCCGCGGTGTTTGGGGTCGATCTTGGAGTTCTTCTTGTGACGAGCGAACTGTGCCATACGTTTCACTGTGTCGAGGGACACTGCATCCCCTGACGCCAGCTGCCGCGCGCGCCTCCAGCCGACGCTGGTCATCCCGTTGACTTCGTCGCCATACTTTTCCTTCCAGCGCAGGACACGCTTGGCGGCGTTCTTCGCTCCCTCGGGAGGTGTAAAGCTCTCGGCTTTCTTGAGGCTGCTCAGTGTCGACAGTTTATGCCCGACAGTCGTGTCTGTCGGCTTTCCGTCGTCATCCAGAACGCTGATCTTTGCTGCCGGCTTATCCTTGGACCCGGTCACCTTCACGTCGCCGTCGATACCCGGAACGGTCCCGTTTGTGACGATCTGCCGGATCACACCTTGTGCCTTACCGCCGGAGGAGTTCCATTCCACACGATCACCAACCTTGAAGTCGGCCTTCCGGGTCTTCTCATCGTCGCCTGCATTGGGTACATGAACCGAGGTCATCGTAGGCGTTGCCTTGTTGGTGTCCGATTTGGATGCCACCGTAGCAGACCTTTCGCCGTTTTTGTACCCCATTGCTTTTTTCACCGCAGCATTCGCTCCAGCGAAAGCCTCACCTTCGCTATCGGTGCGGCCGTAGATGGCGTTGAACGTCGCCATCCATTGCCTTTGCTTGCCTGGAGAAAGACGATCTTTGACCGATTTAGGGAGTTCGGATGTGTTCGAGTACGGCATCAGGTGTACGCCTTTAATCTGGAGGAAACGGTGCGGGCCAGAGCGCGGCAGTGCTGACGCTGGGCGCGCTTTTCATATGCCTGGCACATCTGATCGACCTTGTGATCCGGAAGAGTCATCTGGTGTAGCGTTGGATCAAACCGCTGGTCGCGCATGTCATCCCTGAGCGCCTCCATCGGAGAGAACTTCAGCGCGCGGCGGTAATAGGCGATGGCACGTCGGATGCGGCGCGGTAGGAACACCGCATCCGACGGTAATCCGGCGCTCCGGAGGAGCGGACCAGGATTCTCATGCAACTGACGTTCGATCTCGGAGAGGGTCACTCCTGCGGCTCCTGTTCCTCATCAGGCGGCGTTGTGTCGCCGTCATCAATAACCGGCATCCCTTCGCCGGAGGATGACGGCAGGTTCGCTTCTGACCGCAGGTGATCCTCGAGCGGCCCATCGGGGAACAGAGGCGCCCCTGCCATGGCCAGTTTCTGGACGTAGGTTCCGAGTTCATCGATATTGATCGACTGGATCACGCCGTAGGATATATTCGGTGCGGCGCTGGCGGGGAGACCGTTCATTTCCATCCACTGAGGCATCAACTGCGTCTTCAGGGTACCCCGGATGTTGTCCATAAATCCATGTAGAGCCTTCAGGAACAGCGCTGACTTGGAGGATGACATGGCGAATGATCCGCGGTCATTGGCGCCGAGCATGACGAAGTCGGCCATGACTGATCGGGCGATGTCCTGTTGGTAGCGTATGATGGCCTTGGAGACATCGATGTCCCTGGTTCCGTTCGAAGACAGGAGCTGGACGTCGACGAGGTACTTGGTCGACAGCTTACCTTCGTCATCTGTCTGCAGCTCGGAGGGCAGAAGCATGAACCCCTGTTCGTTCTTCTTGATCTCGCGGAGAATCTTCTCCATCTCGAACCGGACATTCTTCTGATCGGCAGTGGCGTTCGCCCCGAGGAAGCTGGACGGGATGCGACCAACAGGGAGACCATTCAGTTCCCGCTCGATGGCAATCGCTTCGATCTCTTGCAGGTGAGATAGCCGGTAATAGGAGACATATGCGTTTCGCAGGGCGCTGCGACCGCTGGGATTCTGGTTTTCCGGAGTGGTTCGGAAATGTACCACCTTCTCGGCGGGGATCGAGACGCGCTTGAAATACGAAGACTGCTCGACGGAGACCAGATCGCCCGAGGGTTTCGTTCTCATCCGCTCGATAGACCACTGCGGCCGCGGCGAAAGGCGCGACAACATGATATGCCCCGTTGCCGGATCGCGATGGAACACTTTCTCGAACGTGGAAAACCCGTAGGTGAAGAAGCTCAGAGCATCCGAGATGAACTCGGTGAACGGAATCTCCAGGCTGTTTATTGACCGGTTGACGATGTCGGCGGCGACGACCGCCTCTTGAGAGTCGGAGGACGGCTTGAACTCCCACTTTACCGGCCGGAGCATCTGCTCGATCGTGAACATGATCGCACCGACCGTTGCATCATTCTCGCGCATTTCTCGGAAACGCCGGATACCCCGTTGCCCGCGCAGCTGGGACAGGAACTCGTCCGGGCGGATTTGGTTGCTCGGGTTCCGGTCGACGGAGACACCGATCTCTTTTGTCATGCTGGGCTTTGTCGGTGCCTTGGCCATCAGTTCACCTTCGCTCTGTTCGATTGCGACTCTGATACCAGCCGCACTTCCGGGGTTCGCTTATGACGCAGTCGCCTTGCGATTTCATTGTACGCGGATGCCGTGGCATCGACTTGGTCCTTATACTTCCCT